CAGAAAAAGACAGAATCATCAGAAATAGTAACTTTGAAAAAGATATTTTGAATTCAAGAATCAATAACTTGTCCAACTCTATTGCCATCAATAACCAAGAAGCTAATCACTGGAAAAATAACTTTGTTACTCTCCAATCAAGCATCAGATACCCTGCTTTTGTTAGACCTATTTTCTATTGATTCAAATATATTTTTATTTTATTTCCTTGTGGATCTAAAAAAGTATCTGTATAAATACTATCAAGATCCTCATTAAATTTAAAATCAGTTTTAAACGGAGATGAGTCAAATATTTCAGTTAACTCTGGATTTTGAGTTAGTATTTCTTTGATGATTCGTTTTATTTTATTTTTATATACTTCTAATGTTATTCCCATATTATATGTTTTTATATTCCCATATAAAATTAAGAGCAACATATTTTCCTATTTTTAATTTATCTCTTCTTCTAGGTAAATTTCTTTCATTCTGTAGACAGCAAGCATTTATAGCCATATAGCTTAAATTTAATTCAATAGCCGCTTTTTTTCCAGTACTCCATTCTTTAATAATATTTCCTTTTAAGTCTTTTTGAAGAACAGGCCTTCCAAAAGATTTAGATACTGATTCAGAAAGATTTTTTCTCCATTCTTTATTTTTTTTATGACCTGAAGATGAAATTCTCATTTTTTCTTTAGTTTCATCTGAAATTATTTTTCCTTTCCTAGATTGAGACATTTTTTCTTTAGTTTCATCACTATGTTTATTTCCTAAGTTTGGTTTTTTTGTTTTCATCAACAATGAATGTTCCTTCTTTAATCGTTCATATGTTCTATTACTAATTTTGTAATTTGTTTCTTTATTTTTTTGTTTCCCTATGTTCATTAAATATAAAGCATATTTTAATTTTTCATTAGAGGTATAAATTTCACATAATAACATATGGCATAAGAAATGTTCTCTTGCTGTTAGTTCTACTAAATTTTCTTTATCATTTAAACCACCCATACATTTAGGAATGATATGATGTTTTTCTTTATACCCATCTAATTGTCTAGACTTGGCTCGTTCTATTATTTGGTTGTATATTTTTTGATAATTCATATTTTATTATAAATATATCAAATTAGATCAAGAAACATATTTTACATTTTTTTAGACAAAAGAATAGATATAATGCGACTAATCAAGGCACAAAAACAAATTTCTTGATCTATTCTAACAATTGAATGATATTTATATTCTTCAATTAATATAATTACTTCTCCAACAGCATCCTTAGCATATTGGTCTATATTGTCGTATAAGAACCTATAAAGGTCGGTATAGTCGCTTAAATCAGCATCTGCTATGATTTGTCGTATTATGTTGAATGAGTTGGATTTCGGTTTTTTAAGCGCTTCTAGTATTTGGCTCTTGTAATCATCTGATATGGTTATAGAACTGTCTAACTTAATTTCATTATTAACAGTGTACTTTTGACACGCATTAATGATGCGTCGGAAATCGGGGTAAAATTTCTTAATTATGTTCACAACGTCTTCAGGGGTGTGTTTAATGTTTTCAATATTTAATATGTTGTCTATATGTTTGGCTATAACTTTTTTAGACGGTGGTTCTAAATCAAATTCTTGACATCGGCTACGAAGTGGTTCAATTAAACGTTCTGGATAATTACCAGTTAGGATGAAACGAGTGTTTAGACTATATGTTTCCATCATGTTAAGTAACATTACCTGTGATGCTTGTAATATATGAGTTGCCTCATCTAGTACTACTATCTTAAGTGGTTTGAATGAACCGGCTGATGCAAACGAACCAACCTTATCCCTCATAACCTCCATACTTCGTTCATCAACAGCATTGATAAATAACGCATCACAATTAATATTATTCATTAATATTTTTGCTAACGTTGATTTACCTGAACCAGGGCGCCCAGCAAGTAACATATGGGGTATGTCTTGATTATCTATAAATTCTTGGAATTTGGCTCTGTTTTCATCTGAACAAATATAACCTTCTAAAGTATCAGGTCTATATTTTTCATTTAATATTGTGTGTTGTTTCATAACTTTTATTTTTAATAATCTCCATATATGTTAAATTTCTTAGGTGGTGGCTCTTTAATGTCTTCATCTATAACATAAAGTTTACCACCAAATGGATCTAACATAAATTTAACATGTTTTTGCACTATATTGAAATAGGCATCTAGTGTTAAAGTGAGGGAAGAATAAATCTTCCCATCACCTAACAACATCCATGTATCTCCTTTACCAACTTGACGTTCAGCTATTTGAATGTATTTTTCTTGCATAATCTAAATTTAGTACATCCCTTCCATACCTCCAAATCCTTCGTTAGATTTCTTTTCTTCAGGTTTATCTACAACAGTACATTCTGTTAATAATACTGTTCCAGCAACTGAAGCGGCGTTCTCAAGTGCACAACGAGTTACTTTAGATGGATCTATAATACCTGATTTTTTCATATTGTCGTAGCATTCTTGTTTTATATTCCATCCATTCCATTTGCTATCACTAGCTACATCATTTAGTATTTTATAGATATGTTCTTGTTCATATCCAGCGTTGATTAAGATTTTCTTAAATGGTGCGGCGCATGCTTCCCAAACAATCTTGGCTCCAATGTTTTCTCTGGAATTAATACCATTACGAGCGTGTAATAAAGCAATACCACCTCCAGGTACAATACCTTCTTCAATAGCGGCTTTGGTAGCGTGTAACGCATCATCTACACGATCTTTCTTTTCTTTCATCTCGGTTTCAGTATTTCCACCTACATGAATGATCGCTACACCACCAATAAACTTGGCTAAACGTTCTTGGAGTTTTTCTTGTTCAAACGGACTTCTTGAGTTTTCAATTTGGTTCTGTAGTTCTTCAATACGTTGATTAATAGCAGTTTCATCACCTTTACCATCTACAATTGTGGTGTGGTCTTTATCTATAGTTACAACTCGTGCTTTACCAAACCAGTCTGTATTAAACTTATCCAGCTTCATTCCTTTCTCACTACTTACAACTTGTCCACCTGTTAACGTGGCAATATCTTCAAGAATAAGTTTACGACGGTCACCAAAATCAGGTGCTTTAACAGCGCATACTTTTAAGATGCCTCTTGCCTTATTAACAATAAGCGTGGCGAGAGCTTCACCATCAATATCTTCAGCGATAACAAGTAAGGACTTATTTTGAGCGGACACGTTCTCTAGAATAGGTAAGAGTTCTTTTACCTGAGTTATTTTCTTATCTAAGATAAGAATTAAAGTGTCATTTAACGTACATGTCATCATGTTATTATCAGTAACAAAATAAGGCGACTTATATCCTCTTTCAAATTGCATACCTTCTACTGTCTCAAGATATGTTTCACCTGATTTACTTTCCTCAATATGTACTACACCTTCACGGCCTACTTTTTGCATCGCCGTAGCAATTAATTCACCTACTTCAACATCGTTGTTGGCTGAAATAGAAGCAATTTGTTTGAGTTGTTCCTCAGACGAAATGTTTTCCTTAAGTTCAGTCCTAATAAACTCAATCACTTCTTTAACAGCGGTATCAATACCACGCTTAACTTCTACAGCGTTAACTCCGTTGTTTAAATGATTTAAACCTTGTTTAATCATTTCAGCTGCTAATAATGTAGATGTGGTTGTACCATCACCAGCTGTGTCTGCTGTCTTGATAGCGGCTTGTTTTACCATCTGTACTCCTAACTCTTCAATTGGATCTTCAAGTGATATAATTGTTTTTGCTACTGAGACTCCATCCTTCGTAGATAAAACGTTTCCATCTTTCATAAAGATTACATTTCGGCCATTAGGTCCTAATGTAGTTGTAACAGCATTTGATAAAGTTTCAATGCCTTTCATTAATTTTTTTCTAGCTTCAGGACCAAATTCGATAATTTGTTTTGACATAAATTTTATTTATTTTAGTAATTAATTTTCTTTATATTTCCATATATAACCACCGGCTGTTTTTTGTTTCCCATAACAACATGATCTTATATCTCCTTTATGGGATTGCTGGATTTCTTTGAGAGAAATCCATTCTTTAATAAAATTGCCTTTTAAATCATATTGAAGTATTACTTTATATGGTCTCCAGTTTCTTTGATTTTTCTTTGATTTTTTTATATTTTCAATATGTTCTTTAGTTTTAGAACGCCCTTTTAATTTATTAGATACTTCAGGATTAGGATGAGAATTTTTTTCTCCTATAAGGCGTTTAGATTCTTCAGTATGTTTAGGTTTTCCTGTCATTTTTTCTCTTTTCTTTATAGTAGAAATTAAAGATTGTTTTTTTCCTAAATGTGATTGTCTTAATTTTTCTCTTTGTTGTTCATTAACAGTTGTCCATCCTCTGCTTCTATTAGTTTTATTATAATATAAAGGATTATTAGCTACATCAAATTTTTTTAACCAATATTCTTCACGTTTATCTAATAAAGAAATATCATCAACATATTCTAATATTTCTTCAACTAAATCATTACCACATTTAACATATTTTTTAAAATCAATCAAATAATCCGTACCTGATCCCTTATATTTAGTATTACTTCCTTTATGTTTACCTATATAGTACCTACCAGTAGTAACTATTTGTCTTCTATAAATGTGAGGTTTTTGAAAATTCATAATATATGTTTATTATAAATATCCTATCTTTCCATTTCTGACCAAAGATGGTTTTTTATTCTATAACTTTACTCATATTCTGATTTTTAATTTTCAATAATAGCTAATACTGTGTTCTCAGCACAAACATAATACTCTACCCCGTCATGTTCTACCTTAACAGGACCCATTTGAGGTAAAATAACTTTTTGACCTACTTTGAGCTGTGTGGGTAAGAATTCTCCAGTGAGTGAGTGTTGGCCTGGACCTACTGATACAATTGTGCCGCTAAGATTGCGTTCTTTTCCTAAGTCTGGAACGATGATGTTCCCGTACGTTGTTTCTTCTTCATCGAACGGTTTTACGATGATGGCGTTAAATGTTGCTTGTAACATAATTTTAATAACTTTGTTTTATATAAATATATTGTTTAAATTTCTTTTGCAACTAAATAGTAAACACTTGTTAGTGTTTTGTTTTCATTCGCAAACTCTAACTTCATAATACCATCTAAATTAATAGACATAGATCCTTCATGCATGTCTTTATTAGCGGCCATAATTTCCTTAATCATGTCAGAATTATATTGTACTTTAAAATTATCAGGTACATTTACTGTTTCTACATTGGATAGATAGAATGAGACTTTATTAGCGTATTCTACATTACCACCAAACTCCATTTCAATAATATACTCACCATCGTCATTGGCAGATGGTTTTATAACTACAACCTCACTTTCAGCAACGGCCGACTTAGCTTTAACTATAGATGTGATGTCCTCACTATCAATAGATGCTTTTATATTAAAGTTAATATCACCTATTATATCACCTGGTTTAGGTATAATCATTAGGTCGGCTAATGAGTAGTTTACTGTGAAACTCTTATCCGCAATAATAAGTTTGTATGGTAAGTTTTTCTGCTTAACATATTTTAAGTCTAAAACACCATTAGTGATGTGTATTAGTTTATTTAGCTGTGTTGTGTTACTTATCCCTATTTTAGAGTTCTCTAACGGCACATCATGGAATGTAATACTACCCAACATTTCCTTTGATGGAGCAGTAAACTTAACAGTTAGTATATTGTCTTTAATCTCCCATATAACAGCCTCATTCATGGCGTTTAGGTAGTATTTAGATATAGCAGATGTAAGATGTAGTTTTTGTATCATATAATTTTAATATAAGAAATGTATTTAATATAACCAAACTTGTTTTAACTAAATGTAAAGAATTTATTAACGTTGTTGTTGAATATAACAGCACCCCATTTTAAGTCCTGGTATAGATTTTCTAGTTTATTTTTCATGACAGACTCAAACATTTGGTTCTTGTCTATATACTTTTCAACAAACTCTAAAATCTCAGGTGAGTCATTGTATCCGTTTAAACCTAATACGTCTACATGGTATGGATTTTCTTTTAAGTAGGCTAAGTACATTTTATCACCAACTTGGAATGTTTCATACTGTTTAGTTTGTTTTTTAAACCGTATCAGGTCATTTGTGTATATGGCTCCTTTAGTGTTAGTGGGGCATTTTAGAGCCAACTTAGAGAATATTTCTCCAGCGGCAGGTTTTTTAGCGATATACTCATCTAGTTTCTTTAGACCAGTTGGTTTAAGTAATTTTCTCCAGTCTATAGTATCAAGTGATTTTCTAAAGTCAAGTATGTACTTGTCAATTTCTTGTTTGGAAGTATCAAACAATATTTTCTTGATTAATTCCTCACCAAAATCTCTAAACAATGGAGGAAAGTTAGATTTCATAATATCTAGACCCTTCATATCCAAAGCATCTTTATGGTCTGGAGGAATAGGAACACCTTCCTTATTCACAATCCACATGGCGTATCTACGTTTACCTGACCAATATGCTTTCTTTACAATCACCTCTTGTTTTAGTTCGAAGTAATGTTTACGCTGGATATTAAATACTTTTCTAGATATGTTATCTAGGTTTTGGTTAGCGTCAGTAATAAGTTCTTGAGATAACTCAATTAGTTTACTAATTTTTTCTCCCTCATCTGTAATGTCAGGGTATTTCAGATTGAGTAAGTCTTTTAATTCAACATAAGCGGAGTCAGTATCTGATGCTATCACAAATTCTTTCCTACCATTGTTTACAAGATTTTCTAATTTACCATTTATGAATAAAATACTTTCTTTAGTTAATCTTTGTCCGCTGTTGGTAATAGATGCTGAGCATATTTTATACCCGTCTGTATATCTCCAACCATTAATAGCGTACGTACCATATAAAGCGTTTTGTAAGATCTTAAATGCAAGTTGGTATAGGTCGTATAATTTATAGTTTTCCCAATCTTCTTGTTTACCAGCCTTTTTCTTAAGTTCACGGTAATGTTCTCTTTGTTTAAACCAATCTTCTAGCACCTCACATGAAATACTCTTAATATCATTTCTATAAAATGCTCCACTAGCAGAAATAGACCAATTATTCTCTTCTATAAGCTCTATTAAATCCTTAACTCTAATCTTTCCTTTCTTTAAGTTATATGTCTTAGTATTTAACTTTTCTATATCTAACTGATCTTCAGGATTAAGTTGTTTAAGTTGTTCTAGTGAGTTGTATTGCTCGTAGTTATTTTTAGTCACAATACGACCAACAAGTGTCTCAACTCCTAAATTAAGAGACTTAATAATGCTTGGATATAGACTTGTAAAGTCAGCATCACTAACATATGAGTACAAACCTGGAGTTGGTTCTAGAAG